TCTCTGTAGGATTTGTAAATGCTGTCTGCTTGTTCAGCAACCAGTTTGCCACTTTCAATCAGCTTGCTGGTCAACAATCCCAGACCAGCCACAAGACCTTTGACCAACGGTCCACCCGGAACCAACAGTGCCAAGAATGCACCAGCATACTTGGCTGCTTCGGCCATATCAGTCATGCTCTGCGAAGCTGCTTTGTTGGCTGTTTCGCCGTCGTAAATGGCTTTGGTATAGCTGACAAATGCCTTGCCTGCGGCCGCGGCCGCAGCTCCCGCTGTGCCTAATTTGGCTTGAAATTTGGCTGCTTCATCGGCTGCTGATTTTTCAGCGGCTGTGAGTTTTCTTGTTTCGGCGCTGAACCCAGCAAGATCCTGAATGCTGTTGATCAGTTGTTCGTTCAAACGTCTAAACTCTTCTTCTGTCTGGGCCATGGCTGTACACCTATAAGTATGGTATATTTATAGGTACCAAAATGACCCAATCTGCTAACCCACTTCAGGCATATTTTCGCCGCCCAGCAATCTATATCAAACTGCCCAGCGACGGGCAATATTGGCCGCCTGAGTCCCTGGACATGACTCCCAATCGTGAGCTGCCAGTGCTGCCCATGACAGCCATTGACGAAATTACCTATCGCACACCTGATGCGCTGTTCAACGGAGCAGCCACTGTGAGCGTGATACAGAGCTGCATACCAAACATCAAAAATGCCTGGAACATTCCCAACTGTGATCTCAATGCTGTGCTCACAGCCATCCGAATTGCCAGCTACGGCAAAAACATGCCTGTGGGCACCACTTGTCCTTCGTGCGACACTGACAATGAATACGAACTCAATCTACAAACTGTGATGGACAGCCTGCAACTGGGTGACTACAGTCAAACTGTCCGACAGGGTGATCTGGAAATATTTTTTCAGCCCATGACCTATGAAAATCAAACGCAGATCAATCTCTTGACTTTTGAACAACAGCGTGTGATCAATATGGCTCCAGAAAGCGACTTTACTGAAGAAGAAAAAACTAAACGCATCAACGAAGCCATACGACGCATCACTGAAATCACAGCACAGGCCATACGCAATACCATCAAAAGTATTCGCACACCACAAGCTTTGGTCACTGATTCTGCACACATCCAAGAATTTTTGATGAACTGTGACCGTAACTTTTACAGTCAAATTCGCGATCATGCCATCAAGCTGAGACAGAGCGACGAATTCAAACCTCTGAGTCTGCAATGCCCTTCGTGCCAACACGAATACAAACAACAGTTTACTCTGGATACAGCAAATTTTTTCGACAACGCCTCCTGAACGCAGACAGCGAAAAAATCAATGGCATGATTGAAAGCATGGAGCAGGAGGCCAAGAGCATTCGTGAAGAAAGTTTTAGACTGGCTTGGTACATGCGCGGAGGCATCACTTACGAACAAGTGCTCATGCTCAGTAACTCTGAACGAATCATGATTTCAGACTTGGCCAAAGACAATCTTGAAACTACCAAGAAAACCAATTTGCCTTATTTCTAATGGATCTAGACACTGTCAAACGTGACATTGAATCGTGGATTGTGAACTTTGTGGAAGTTCCACATCCTGCTCTAGGCGGCTGGCCACCTTGCCCTTATGCACGATCAGCACGTATGAAAAACAGTTACGATGTACGTTTGGGCATGGATCCTTATTTTGATTTGAAGAATCAAGCTCGGTGGGGCATAGGCGATCGAGAAGTCATCATCTACGTGTATGATCCAACCCAATGGAAGCATGCCATGTTCAGTGCCAGCCTGCACGCAGCCAACCAAGAATTTCTGCTGCCGCAAGATATCATAGCACTGGAAGACCACCCTGAAGATGTTGAAATGGTCAACGGTGTGTGTATGAATCAAGGCACCTATGCCCTGGCCCTGGTGCAAAGTGTGTCAGATTTAAACGCCAAGGCCAGTGTCATGGCCTCACGTGGATTCTATCACAACTGGCCTGAAGATTATCTACAAGGCCTGTTTCAACATCGTCAGGATCCACGCCAATGAGCTATCAGTTTGCCAGAATTGATCTTGTTAAAACTGCATACACACCCTCAGTGGCCTGGCAATACATCACTGGCCGTGACCCTGAGACATTGGCGCAGCTGGATGACATCTACAGAACATACTGTATCTACAAACACTTTGCATCGGTCATGCCCATGTTCCACAGCAGATACTGTGACCCAATGGCTGACATCATTGGTTACTATGACAACAATCAACTGGTAGCCTGGAGTTTGATTCGCAGATTTGATCAGCACAATGCCTTGTGTGATCAGTTTGCATGGACATATCACAATCCCAAGATGCGTTTGGGCATAGAAACCATGAAAACAGAATGTGCTATCTACCGAGAACGAGGTTTCCAATATCTTTATCTTGAGCAAGCACACCTGTACAAAAGCGAAATTGATGGCTTTGAAATACTAGGAACATTGACATGACCTACAGTGTGCATCAACACTGGGACCCGTTGCAGGTGTGCGTACAGATCTACATCGCACAGGCACACAGCAAAACTTTTTTCCTGAAAGAAATTAACATGGCAGACTTATACACAATTTGGGCAGACAAAGAAGGTGACATCTCAGACCTTGACTGGGTCAACGGAATGAAAAGTTTCTTTGAGCATTTGATATCAGAAGGCAAGATGGAGAGCTACAGAATCACTCGTTGCAAGATGGGGTTTCGTAGCATTGCTGACATGCCTGAATGGATGATCATCATGGAGTTTCGCGACATGGGCCAGATGGATCAAGCTTTCAGACGTGTGGCTCCACTTGAAGGCGAACTTGAAGTCAAGCACAAGAGTTTCAATCAGTTTGTGTCAGGCAACATTCAACATGCTTTGTTTAGAGACTGGCCAGATAAATTTTAAAAAAAAAATGTTTGCAGTTTCATCTTATCGTTCAGTGGGATGCACGTTTTTTGATTGGAGCATTCATTACTTGTCTGGACAAAAAAATTTTTACAGCATAAAAAATTGTGACTGGGGTAATTTGAGTTCTAATCCTGTGACAAAGATCAATGCTCACGGTCATTTGAAAAATCATCCACGTGGACTTGACAGCACAAAAAAATGCATTGAGCACCTAAAAACTGTACCAGCAATAACTTCATTTTATCCCACGCCACTGACACTTCCTGAGGCTGCACACAGTACGGGTATCACACTCGACGGCAATACAACTCAACAAGACTTCCAAAAGATTTTCTCTAAACAAAAACAAGATTTTGTTGACACTATACATTACATCGCTGACCAACACATTGATTTAATTTACGTAGATACTGCACCAGAATTAGTGTTATACTTCATTGAAAATCGATCAAGAGAAGGCACTGTCACAAAAATTCCAAACGGACAGACTGTATACAGTTTAGAACAGATTCAAAAAGATCATCAAGAATTGTTTTTCAAAGACAGCCTGGACACATGGAGTGGCCAAGCACTTACAGAAAAATGGGATGAACGAGAAAGACTTGCGTTGTGCAGCAGACCTTTTGAATTTGATGCGCCAGACATTGCACTTCAAACTCCGCATCTCAAAATTGATTCAAGATCTTTATGGGTCAACGGTGAGCACTGTGTAAAAAAGTCATTGACCCACTTGGGACTATCACTGGATGAGTCACGCTGGGACCATTGGATAAAAATTTATAAGCAATGGCAACAACCTCAAATTCAAAACTTAGAATTCGTCTTCAACTACCACAACATCGTGAATGCCATAATAAATGATCTGTGGTTAGAAATAGATCTTACATTTGAACAAGAAGTCGTTATACAACACTGCTTGATTTACCACCATAATCTAAATTTAAAAACATGGAAGCTGGAAAAATTTCCCAACAACACACGATTGTTACACCAGTTATTGGAACCCAATATACATCCAATTGTGAAATAGTCTACTGCTTAGATCCAGTGGCCAATGTGTTTTGACTTTGATTATTCACAGGCAACTGCTTTGAGAACTGCTACGCAGTTCTATTGACTTCGCTTTCGCTCGTCAATGACATATAAAACAAACGCGAAGCGTTAAAGTTATCATCCAGATTAATCGGTCACACTTTGCCCGCACAGGGCAAAGAACTGCATCATCCGAGTAGCACAGTCACTAGCATTAGGGTATTTGTCAGAGGCGGTTGTCCGGTACCTCCATCCCAGTCTTTGTCACAACGGCAGTCTATGTTTCACATGCTAGCGTGAAGCATAGACGTGCACGATCACTCGTGCGTCTTTGGGCCTATAAAATTCTGTTCAAACAGCAAAACCGCGGCAGTTTGCGATCGTCGTCCGGTCAAGGATAGTTGCTGAGTGCTCGCTAGCGCGGCGAGGCTTCCACTCCCTGTGATCCGAGATCCAGGTCTAGGGCACATGAAATTGACCTGTGCAAGTCTTAACTGCTTAACCGATTGATTATGTGGCTGCCGTGAACGCGAACTTGAATGTGACCGTTGTAGTAGTCAGTGCTTTCAAGCACACGTCGGGAAAATTGTTCTCTGGCTTCAATGTAACTGCATTCTGATTTGCTTTTACAATAGTATAGTATCTCTCTGCGAAACTGATCTTTGCCTAACAGTTCTACGTCTTTTAACAGTTCAGGTGAGCTGCCATAGTAGTCTTGCCAATCTGAATCTACTTTGCTGCAAACTTTGCGTTTTTTCTTGGTGCCGTTTTTGAGTTTGACTGTGCGTTGAGTGGTGCGAGAGAATTTGGCCAGTTTTTTGCCTATGTATTTGCGATCGTTGGTGACGTTGGTTATGATGTATACAAAGCCCACGCAATCTGCCGGGAGAGTTTCCACTGGTTGATTGTTGTATAGCCATGTCATGTATCATACTTAGTTTGTTTCCCATCCAACTGCGTAGTTTTCGTTTACCAAAGCAGTTGAGCATTTTTGAGCACATTCTACCCACGTTTGGTCAGCGTTGGAAAAACCCTGACTACACTTGTTCCACAGTGGATCTTGTATGATATCTTCAAAACTGCGATCATGCAGATTCATGCGTGCTCGATACTTTGCAAAAAAACTGTCTGCCCATTGAATGGTTTTGTTGCCGTGTGTGAGACTGGTATAAGGAAAACTGGTCCAACTGCATGGAAAAACCACACCTTCGGCATTGACATAGATTCCTCTGTTGCCAATTTCGCACAGTGGGGTCACTGGTTGGTCTTGATATTGTTTGCTGATTTCAAAGTATTTTTGTTGATTGAGTTTGATGTAATCTGTGTTGTTGATATGTC